ATGTCAGACACTGTACCACAAAGCCGTAAATCGGCAAAAATGAGTGACTATGATCACGCTCTCAAAAAGTGGGAGTCCTGCAAACCACCTTACACAAGCTCACACATACAGATCTGCGTTGCGGCGGCCAAAACGCTACTTGAGCACGACGGCAAAGCGCGCCGATCAAAATACGAAAGCGCGAACTATTTACGCTTAGAATTTACCAAAGCAGGCAAAGTGGTGATCTACGCTAACTTTGCTAAATCAACTGGCTTGAAAGGGCGTAAGCTCGGTGAGTGGCCCGAGCTGCAGCTACCAATCGCACGCGAAAAAGCGCATGAGATAGCCGCTGGTGCGCTGCGCGCTGAGTCAGTACAACAAGCGATAGAAATGTATCATGATGATCTGCGCGGCCGTGTTGAGCGCATGAGCATGAGCGAGTCGAGCTTTGCGACATATTCATCACGCATCAAGCAGCTGGAACTCGCATTCGCAAAAAAACAGCCGTTCGTTGATGTCACATACAATCAGCTGATTGNCGTTCTCGATACGTGGATAGCAACCAAATCGAACAATCACGCGCTCGAGCTGTTTGCAGAGCTCCGGAGATTATGGAAGTTCTGCGCGCCAATCTTGGCCAACGGCAAAAACGTTGCCGCCTCCATTCCTGATAACTACGTTTCTTCACGCGTTCAGCGTCCTGCCGCAACTCGGCTTTATACTGACATCAACTCTATCGCGAAACTCTGGATTAGCGTTGCCGGCTGCACGTCCCCACACCAGAAAAACGCTATCCGGTACATGATCCTCACCGGCGTTCGTCCTATTAACGTGCACAACCTCAAGTGGGAATATGTCAGCTCCGACATGAGCGAGATTGCCTATCCATCAAGCACTGTCGGCGCGCGTGGCGCGATGAAAACAGAGAAAGAGTTTCGCATCCCGGTAACAGAGCCGCTAAAGCGAATTCTCAAAGAGCAGGCTGAATGGCGAGACGCGGTCCCTAACTGCAATAAAGAGTATGTATTTTTGCAGCCGCGCGATCCGTCTAAACCTTTCTCGCGCCGCTCCCTCGACAAGATCATAAAAACACACATGCCAGCGGATGCGATCAAAGGCATGAAGCACGACGGCACCATCAAAGGCAGCTCTGGCGCGTTCAATACCATCTGCCGTAAGTTCCTTAAAACAAACATCATCGTGATACTGCGAGATAAGGGACACTCACGAACAGAAGTGCGCGAGATAAGCGCGTTGTGCATGCATCACAAACTTGATAGCGATCCGATGGCCGAGCACTACGATTTTTCTGACGAGATACTACAAGAGGAAATGTCGCTCAAGCGAATGGCGTTTACAGCGCATGCTGAAAGCATTCTGTGCGCCGTTGCGCTGGAAAGAAAAAAGGCCAGATAATCTGGCCTTTGGATTAACACACGCTAAAGCAGCGCCGTTTAAATTCACACAGCTGGCTCTCTAAGTAGCGAACGCGACGCGCGCTGTAGCGAATTGGCGCCAGAAAACTGCGGTGCCGGTGCGATCGGGTCCACTGAATCAGCGTTTTTTGCGAAATACCGCCGAGCACTTCACAGGCCTCTTTTGGCGTCAGTTCTCGGTCGTTTTTAATTTGTTGAGCGTTAAGTCTCATTGCACGATGCTCCTTTTCCTTGCTCACAGCTGGTCAGGCTGGTCGGTTTTATTTAGTTATAACTTGTCGATACTTGGCAGACGTCATCACCGTCGCCGTACACGGCACAAATTAAAGGCAATAATTCGTGATGAGGGATCGCCGTTCCATCGCGTCCAATAGCAGGCTTACCAACCATCTTGTCACCGATTTCACAAAGCTGCGGTTGCCACCAATAGCGCCAATCTGCACTGACAAGCTCGGTTAACAAATCGTCTTCATCCTGGCTGCACAGCGGCGGAAACTCTTCTTTTATTTGCTCGGCGCTCTTGGCTGCGTATATCTCGCTCTCATCTTCGTAGCAGTAGGCTTTACGCCCTTTCAGTGTTACATCAACGATTGATTGCTTGATCCGCTTATTTCTTTTCATCTGGATTACTCCTATCAAATTGGAACTTACGAATAAGGCCAACTGGTTTACTGCCTGTTTTGTGGTTTTTAATCCACACATGCTCACCGTCAACGGCGAGGATTGTGCAGGCGCACCAGTTAAAGCCGCCTCTTTCTTTGTAGTAGCCCTGCCATCCCGCGAAGGGGAATATGGGCGATATTGATGCGCTCAAAGTTGAGTACCTCCCAGCTTGGTTAGCTATTTGGCAATCTCGCCCAGAGTATTTCGCCCTCGATGTGTTTATTGGTTATGGTGAATTCTTCTTTAATGTCATCATCTAAATGATCACAATGAAGATAAAAAAACTCGCCATGGTCACTCGCATCAAATTGCCAAGTTTCATGCTGAACAACGCCCTTTAGTTTGATTAGAATCGGAGTGTTGTATGGCGGCTTCTTATCACAAGCATCAAGCCATTTAATCGCATCTTTCGCCAGAGTATCACGCAGCGCTGCGTTTTCTGACTTAAGCTTATCAATGCAGCCTTCGTTAGCGTCCATCTGCCCCTCTATCATGTCAGCCAAGTAATTTACTTGCTCGCCAGAAAACTCGCTCACTTCGCAGCCTGATACGCGCTCAAATAATGAGTGAAGTTGGTCGCGCAGGGCTTCATTCTCTTGTGATAACTTTTCCACATGACGCTCCGCCATGTTTAAGTGCCAATTTGGCGTTTCTGTTTTGTACATTATTATTCACCTTGCTTTGTTTTGTTTATAAACTTTCGTTGCCATCTGTAAGTGACATTATCCAGTTTCTGAGCTCAATCATTTGAGGACAAAAAACCATACTCGCTACGTATGTGTAGAGTTTTGGATAATCGTGCTGTTTTCTTTCAATGAATGCTTTTGCGTCCGCTTCGGTTAAGCAGGTTTTAACAACAACCTCAGTTTCCTGCATGTGAAGTTTTTTGAGCGTGTCAGGCAGATCGTCTAAATCTGGGTCAAAGTCATTATTGATAGACTCAATCAAGCGATCATAGTCGTCCTCGTCAACCTCCCCATCTACCAGTTCAATATTTGCGTCCATATTGTTACAGGACCAGTCTTTTATCCAATCTGGGTGTTGCTCAATCAAGTGCATTGCAACGTCTGAATAATCTTGGCTTTCCTCTGAATGGAATAGAGTTGCTCCGTCTTCTGTGTCGATAACCTCCCAGTGATGCTCGTTATATCCTTCTTCTGTTACAAGGTATTCTTTATATCTAACTTGCCATATCGGCTCGGCTGTAATTCGATTATCTTGTTCGTGCATTTGCCGAGACATTTCTAATAAGAAATTAGGGATTTCTTTACTCATACTCACGCCGCCTTCTTACCTTTTGCTCGTTTAAACTGATACTTAGCGCCACAATCGATGCACTCTGCACGCATAGAGCCGGAGCGTGTTTGCTTTAACTGCCCATCGCAACGCTCGCAACGTTTTTGTTTTAACGCCTCGGCCATGCCTTTATTGATGGCCTCGGAGTTATTTGCGCGGGGGATTTTATAACCCAGCGCTCGAAGAATTCGCTTGTACTCCGTAGAGATCCATTTGCCATCTGGCTCTAGGTGCAGGCCGTCGCTCATCATGTCGCCGAGCTTAACGAGCTGAGAGAGCAAATGGCTTTCGGTTGCCTTGTCCTTGCTCATGCCGCCTCCAAAAATTTCTCATCTGTTGGCATTGTTTCATTCACTAGCGACAAGCAATCCGCAACACCAAGCTGGCCAGCATGAAAACAGAAACATCTAAATTCAGCTAAAACATGAATGTGAAAGCGCTCTTCCTCGCTTAAACTAGTGGCCTTACTCAGTGCATTTAAAAGAAACTTTTTCCTACCACTCTCCTGAGTAGCCTCTTTATCCCCAACTCTTAACTCTCGAAGTATTCCAAGCTTCGCCTGATAGATTGCGTCTTGATCATCAATCGCTTTGGTAATAACCCTGTGCATCACTTGAATGCATTTTTCTACGCAAGCATGATCGCGGTGCGCTATTGCCTGCTCGTTTGTAATGTAAGCCGTACTCATGCCGCCTCCCTCTGCGCACGTGTATAGGCGTTGCGGCGCTGTAGTTCGCAGGCGCGGCAGGCTGCAAAGTCGCCGTCAATATTGGCGCGTTGGCGATGCCAGAATTCCAGCGTTAGCGGATACCATTCGTGGCACTTGCTGCATGGTTTTTCGATGCAGTCTCTGTCAGCGCTGATGCGCATGATTCCCTTGCGTTCGCGACGAACAAACGCCTTGGCGGTTACGTGAAACTCGCTCGGATTGAGCAGCTGAATCACTTCAACTTCATGCACCTCAAATTTTTCTGCGATCTCGCTTTCTGATAAGCCCTCGCAGTGGAGGGCGCGAATCAAAAAGCAATCATGGTTAGTTAAGCTCATTGCACGATGCTCCTTTGTTTCAAACCCGCAGCTGGTCAGGCTGCTTTGATGGCGGTGCCGAATGCGTTATAACGCACGTTGATCATCTGTAATGCGTCACGCTTGCAATCATCGAGTGATGCGTGAGCGACTAAATCCAGCTCTAAATCGATATAGCCGCTGGTGTCGCCACTTAGTGCATCGATGTAGGTGCGCACGTCGCGCCACGCGTTGTACTTCACTGGCACATCAACGCCAAAATCACGCGCAAGGCTAAGCAGCTTTGGTGGATCAAAATCAGTGCCGCGACAAAACACCTGGCAACCTTCAATAAACTGCACAAAGTCTTTCAGGACGGGCTCACAAGCAAAGGTCCCAGCGTCCAAAATGCGCGCCATTGCCTCTTTTTGCGCGGGCTTGTTCCACCACGCCACAGTGCCCGCTTCGATAACGCGGCCTTTAAACACTTGCTCGCGCAGGTTTAGCACGGCATCAAACTCTTCAAGCTCGACGTTCGCAGGCGTTGCAAAGCGATCAAACTTCACCCCTGAGATACTGGCGATCAGCGCATTATCTGGCTTGAGCGCGAATGTCTCTAAATCAAAAACCACAGTATTACTTGGCACATTTGCCTCCTTTTGCCTCGACGGGCAGATCAAACAATGGGTTGGTGTAGGTGGGTTTGCGGCGCTGCTTTAGCTTCATTGCCGCTGAATACACGCCATAAAACACAAAGGCACACACGCTGTACTCAAACATGTTTCACTCCTTTTTCGGTGATAGTGCTTAGCTCGCGAATGCTGATCCGCTGCGTGGTGTGCCAGCAGGTCGCATCACCTTTAAACAAGCCGCCCTCGTGGCAGTTGGCGCAACCCTCTGGCAGTTGCTCACCGCACTTGCCGCAGGTGCCCAGCTGCTCACGCACGTTGGCGATTTGGCTGTGAAAGTGAGTGATCATTTCCGCTAGCGCCTCGGTGTGGCTGTATGGCGCATCTGGCATGCCGAACACGCGGCATACTTCATCTAGCTTTGCCATGTCTGCGACATCCAGCGTGAGCGGGAACGTGGTTACACCGCTGGCTTTGCGCTTGTTGCGTAGCCGCTGCGCACGAATGCGAGCTTGTTCGCGTTGTTTCTCGCGCTTGTCCATTACGCCGCCTTAGCCTTGGCTTTTTTAGCCGCACGCTTTTTCGCGGCTGTTTTGGCGGGCGTTAAAAACTGCAGGGCTCGCGCCATGCATTGCTCAAAGGCTTTGCCTTTAAAGCCGGCGTTCTCACGGAAATGTCGAAGGGCCACTTCGTCGCCACGGTCTGCATCAAGTGGCGTGTAGCCATCGGTAGTGAGTTTTTTGGTGACTTCTCGCACCAAAAACGCTTCTACGTTGTTTCGCGTTTGGATGCTCATTGCACGATGCTCCTTGGTTGAGTGCTGGCACTCAGGCCAGCGCTTGCAGGTTGGTCATGCCTGCGATACTCTTATTAGCGAGCCTTAGGGCTCATTGCACGATGGAAGCCCACTGGTTTGGTCACCGGTGGGTTTTCCTTTTTATGCCGCCGCTAACAGCACTTGCTCTGCGTGTGTCGCGGCAGTCAAAATGTCTTTTATCTGCTCTGTTTGCTGCGGTTGCAGCTCTACCTGAACCCCCTCTAGAAATTCATCCACTTGTTGCTGATAACGCGCTATGCATGCATATGCGTCGCTGCTTGGGTTTAGCTGGCTGAGTTGCTGGCCAAACATGGCGCGCTGCACTTTCAGCTTTGTGATGAGCTGCGCGAGCTCGATGATCGTGTCGGCGTTGATGGTGTTTTTCATTTCTGTCGTCCTCTGAAAAGTGCGGGTGGTCAGCCCGATGGCTCATTGCACAAAAAATTTCTGCGAACCTTATACTTCCCCATTAGGTTCATACTTTCTTTTTTTGGTACATAACCGCTCTCCGTGAGTACCTTTAAGGTACATAAAGGCGGCGGGCGTGTAAAGTCAGACAAGTAAAAAAATTAGATAGGACTCTCATTTCGACCAAGAAGCCAAGTGATAAAATCCAAACCTCATGACTCAAAAAAAGACATAAAGTCTTATAAAAATTGAAAAAAATGGAGGGGTACATGGACGTTATAGAGAGGCTAAGCGAGGCGATTGATACAGGTGAAGTGATAGATATTGCTTATCGTGGCGGCAGTCAACCAGGCGCCTCTAGGAAAATAAGCCCTATACAGGTTGATGGCGACACAGTAAAAGCTAGGTGTTTCTCTTCAGGGCGCGTAAAAACTTACATGGTCGAACTTATTGAGCTGATAGATGAGAATACCGATCGCCCTCTATTCACTGAAGATAACAAGGTGTCCGAACCTATTCCCTACCCAAGTCTTTTGCAAGCGGGCTCTTACAATAGGCCGCGCTTTGAGAGTATGGGGTGGGTAGTGAGCGTTACAGACGAAAGCGTTCAGCTTTTCAAAAAATGGAAAAACGGCAATAGCCAGAAGACGCCTAGCTGTGAAATAAACTATGAGGAATATTCGACCGAGCATGCCTACGATATAAAAACGGGTGAAATGGTTGAGTGCGATCCGATCAAGCGAGAAAGACCTTGGGTTGTTAGAGCAAGGAAAAAGAAAACCGTCAGCTTTTCTAACTTCCCTAGAGCATTCGAGAGGTTCTTTTCGTATGCTGAAGAACTGGCGCCAGAAAAGAATGATTACATACCCGACGCCTGCTACGAGATGGATTTGCTAAGCAGCCTCTGGAGACCAAGAGCCAAAAGAAGCGCGCTTACAATCGTTCCTGCAGTAAAGGGAAAGCAAGAGCCTAGAAGCGTGTTTCTTGAACACTGGGCCTTTCCTTTGGCGTATGCATACAGAGACGCCATAGACATAAAGCTAGAAGAAAGAACGGTAAACAAAAAGAAAGTGGCTATGTGGACGCAAGGCGGGCTACTAAAGTTTAAAGATGGAGACTTTATTCATTCGAGCGATAGAAAAAAAGCGGTCAGGGTAACAACAGCAAATCCTATGGGATGGGATTCGGACAAGGGAAAAATGTATATGGGGAGTGTCGCGTTCCGTTACCACCAAGACATTCACAATGAGGGTTATAACAACCCTTCTGAGTTCATATTGTCACAGCCTAAGTTCTTGAAGCTTCTAATCACAGGGAAAATAGATCTAAGCAACGAATAGCATCTAAGTCGCAAACCCGCCAAACACAACAACGCCAACGATTGTGCAGTTGCCGTTAATTTGCACGTACTGCTCGGGCCATTCTTTATTGAGCGGCTTGAGCATTTTGAGCCCATCTTCTTGAATGAGCTGTTTAAAAGTGGCCTGATTTCGGTCATCTAGACGAGCCACAACAAGACTTTTATTAATGGGTTGGACGTTAGGGTCAACCCAAATCAAGTGTCCCTCTTTGAAATCTGGCTCCATGCTGATCCCTTCAACTTTGAGCACAAATGTCTTTGGGCTGCAAGGAACTGGGCACGGGTAGCGCGGAGCAGATAATACGTCACGCTCATCAATATCTGACCAATTACCAGCCTGAACGCTTGATATTAACGGATAACCAAAACCAACAGAGCTGCTGGGATAAAACGCTTTAGGCTCATGAACCACTCCCGATTGAACTTCATCATGTGAGACATCTAGCCAGCCCTCTTCGAGCCCTAGCCTTTGCTCTATGTGCCTAGCCATACGCGAGCCCATCGACTTCGACGGGTTCCTGCCTATAACTCGACTCATTTGAGTAGGCGCGCGATCAACCGCCTCGGCAAATTTAGACAAGGTATCGAACCGCTCTACCAGCTTCCTAGCATTAACCAGGCGAAGTTCTTCAATCGTTTTCATGGTATCGATCATATTTTACCGTACCGAAAAGGTACACGCCCTTGCGGGTACTCTTTTTTTAATGTTTAATGTATCCCGGAGGTACTTAATCATGTATAAAAAATTCTGGCGTGAACTCGATGCCAAACAAAAGCAGGATCTGGCCGAAGAGGCTGGAACCACCGCTAGCTATCTGCGCCACGTCATGCATGGGCGTAAAGATGCGGGTCCCAAACTAGCGCTTCGACTCCATACCGCAACTGGCGGCGTCGTAAACAAAAGCGTACTTCGACCTGACATTTATCCACCCAGCGATGTAGCTGCATAGGTAAATAATAGAACAGATAGTTACCTAAAAGGTGAACCAAAAGTTTCTGTATGTACATCCAGCACAACCAAGGAGAGCAATCATGGCAACTCGAAGTTTCAAAAGCGTTATTCGTAACGCATTAGAAGCAACCCGCGTGGATTTAACCAAAGACGCGATCGCAACGCGCGTGACGCGTCACTATTTCAACATGAAGCTTGATGAAGAAGTAGACGCGCAGCACAAGCCGGTACTTAAGCCTGTGAGTGCGGCCAACGCCAAAAACAACGAGCAAAACTTTTGGCGGTATGTTGAGCGCACATCCGTAGAAGCCAAAGCCACCATCATGGATTTGCTGCCTGCCATTCTGGCCGCCATGCCCAAAGCCCGCGCTGTTAAAGCGTTGAATGATTTTTTAAACCCGCTTGGCTTTAGCGTGGCGGTAATTGGCGAGAGCCACTGCACCGTTAATCGTGATCGCCTGCTTGCACACCACGAACGCGAAGTGAGCGAAGCCAAGATTGCGTTGCTGNAGCTGAACGAAACCGCCTCGCTAGATGACTTGCGTGACGCGTATCGCGAAGTGCAAGAGGCGCGCGGCGCTCACGATCCGCTGCTCGATTACTTGGAATCGCTAATGACCAAAAAACGCAACGCCGCATAACAAGGAGCATCGTGCAATGAGCCTTCAATATCGCAACATCAACAACCGCCACTGCTGGGTGCTGACCACACCACGCATGGCGGCTATCATCAGCCGCGCTGAGGCTGAGCGCATTTTTCGTCAACTTAACGCGAAGGCGAAGGAGGCGAACCATGTCCATTAAGATCATGTCGGCAGTGTGGGATGCGCCCGCGTTCTCTGGTAACACCAAGCTGATCATGCTTTGCTTGGCCGATTACGCGAATGATGACGGCCTATGCTGGCCCAGCATCGATGCTGTGGCGCGTAAGTGCTCGGTCTCTAAATCAACGGTTAAAGCGCAAATCAAGCGACTGATTGAGCGTGGTTATGTAAGCGCTAAGCGCCGTAAACGTACTACCGAAGAGGGTCGAAAAACCAATGATACAAACCTCTATCAATTGAACGTTAATGCGATCAATGACCCCGAGCTAACCGAGGGCGAAAACTGCCCTAGGTCAGAATCTGCCCTAGGGCGAAATAGCGCAGGGGGTGGGTCAAATTTCGACCCCAAACCATCATTAGATCCGTCAGTTAAAAGAGATCCCCCTATAGTCCCCCAAAACCAAAGCGCGGATAACACACCGAGCAAAGCGAAAACCGATAAGCGCAAGACGTTAAAAACCACGCTGCCAGAAAATTTCTCTGTCACGGAGTCGATGCGCGAGTGGTACGCACAGCAAAATTTCTCGCTGTGCATCGAGGAGGCCACCGCCCAGTGGTGCGATGCCATGCTTGCCAAGCAAACCAAATACGTGGATTGGCCTGCGGCGTGGCGCAACGGCATGCGCAATGCCAACAAGTGGGCGGCACAGCGCAGCGGCGGGGCGCCAGCGCGCAACATTAACCAAGTGCCGGATCGCTCAAGCGATTTCTCGGCGCCAGCGAAATACCGCAAAGGGGGTGACGTATGAATTTATTCAGCAAATTGCAATCCATCATGCCTGCAAACGTCACACCGTACACGCCGGAGCAGTTGGCCGAAATTCGCGAGCGTGAGAACCAACAGTTTTGCCGCGAGAGCTACGAGCACTACGTGAGCAAGCAGGTTGAAAACGCCATGGGCCGCAGTGGCATTGCCAAAAAACACCGCAAGTGCTCATTGGATAACTACGCGACCGAATGCGCCGGCCAGCGCCGTGCGTACAATCAAGCCAGCGCGTGGCTGAGTGACTATCTGCGCGGCACCGAAGGCGGGTTTGTTTTTGCCGGCACACCTGGCACTGGCAAAAATCACCTAGCGTGCGGCATCGCCAACGCGCTTATCGAGCGCGGGCAATCAGCCATGGTGATCACTGTGTCTGAGCTGGTGCTGCGCATTCGCGACACGTACAACAGCAACTCCGCGATCACCGAAGCCGCGATGTATCGCCACCTCGGCAGCATTGATTTGCTGGTTCTGGATGAAGTCGGCGTGCAGCGCAACAACACCAACGAGCACGTGGTACTCAACGAGATCATCAACACCCGCAGCGCCGCCGAGAAACCAACCGGCATACTCACCAACCTGAACAGTGATCAGCTGCAGGGCATGCTCGGCGAACGCGCGATTGAGCGCATCATGGAAGGCGACGCATCTCGCTGGGTGGAGTTTAACTGGCCGTCGTACCGCTTGCGCCGCACGCAGGCACAAACGCGGGGGGCTGCGTAATGGCGATTTTAGTGAAATCAACCACCGCTGCGAGCGATAAAAACCGTTGGGGCACGCAATGGGAATGTTTCTGGGATGCCCAAGCGCTGTATGGCCGCGAGTTTCAGCTAGACGTTGCCGCCGAGCCTGAGACTGCGAAAGTAAATCGGTTTTATACCTCGGGCGATTGGATTGATCGCAGCCGTGCCGCGGGCGCGTTCGTGACCAACCCCAAAGCCACCATCGTGGGGTTTGATGCGCTATCTCACGATTGGGAGCACGACTGGTGGTGCAACCCGCCGTTTGATTTAAAGCGCGAATTTGCTGCCCACGCTGCCAAGCAAGCGCGGCAAAACGGCTTTAGCGGCATGATGCTGTTGCCGTATGAGCCGCTAACCGGTTGGTGGCTTGAGCTGATTGAGGGCGTTGCCGCTGCGGTTTACGAGCCAGACGGGCGCTACAACTTTGTAGAGCCGGACGGCGTCACCAAAAAAACCGGCGTGAACTTTGGCAGCGTGCCTGTGCTGTTCACTCCGGGCTACTTCCCCACCACACAACGCATTCGCTACCGCCGCGGCGTACGCGATGAGTTGATGATCAACTTAGGTGAAAACCTCAGTATGGAGCCATGTAAACCCGAGCAGGCAGTAGACCCACTCAAAGAACGCGAGGCCGCATAATATGAGAATTGAACAGTTGCTAGGAAAATTCGGGCTGAAAGGTATTAACTACGAGCCAACAACCGGTGGGCGTGGTTTGCTCTCTGTCGAGGAGCAGATCGCCAGTGTGGGAATTTGCTGGCAGGAGTCCCCCGCTGGCTGGCTGTTGCTGTTTGTCGAAGTCTGTAATGATGCATTGGCGTATAGCCAGTTGCACACGATCATGAAAGCGGAGGCGAACCGCCACTTGGCAAATATGCGCGGCAGTTATCCTGACCAAGCCCTTGATGCATTGGCAGCCACTGCCATTCATGAAGCAGCGACGCTGACTGGCCGTGTGTGCCCTGAGTGCAACGGCGCAGGGAAGGTGAAAACCGCAAGCCGCCATATGCGTAAGTGTGCCGCGTGCAAAGAGGGCCGCATTCCGTGGAACAACGAAACCCGCTTTGCGCGTTTTGCACAAGAGCTGCCGGTGACGTTTGGACGGTTTAACCGTTACAAGCCTGCGCTTGAGCACTTGGTGGATTGGCTAACAATGGGCCGCACCGCCGCGCTGTTAGCCATTGAGGGGCGCCTCGAGAAAGAGAAGGAAGAGGCTAGGAAAGTGGCGTAACTCGAAAGGCCGTGGCTGTTAGTCACGGCTTTTAAATTTTTCAGTTTTTTCAATAATATCACTCTTCGGGAGTTCAACATTTCTTTTGAAGAAATTTGTGATTCGATTTACGGCATGCTTATTTTCATCACCTATTGCATCGGAATCATCGGTTAACGCCATTAGCCATTCTTTCCTAATTTCTTCGTTGTTTATAAATGCATCTGCATCTTCTTTAGTTACTTCATAAAATAAAGCTTGGGCATACTCTCCACCCTTAAAGTATTTGAGGTAAGCCCTAAATACTAGTCTTAGAAGGAGGAAATACTTTCTCTTTTCCTCAGGGTGAACTATGTTGAATGTTCCATTTTTTTCATTTAACGTCAAACACACATCTTTTAGCTCTCTAGAGTATGCTAGATCTATATCGGTAAAGTCTTCTGACTTTTGATTGCAAAAGTCTAAAATGTCATGAATGGTCTTCTTTAAAATGACCAGCTCTGACTGAATGCTAAAGATATTAAATATTTTTATTTTTCTGTCTTGGATCTTTTTCTGAAGCTCGCCAAGCTCATTAAGTATCACTGGCTCTGCGTCAATTACCTCTAGGATTTTGGAGTAGTGCTCTACTGCCTCTTGGGCATACACTTTTTCATCATCAGGGCTTTTTCTTATTATATCTGAAACCATCCTGAAATTTTGGCAGTGCTCTCTTAATTCCTCTAGGAAAAAGTGGTTGTCATCGATACTGAGAGAGCAGTGATCATAATTGTTTTGGTTGAATATTGTGGAATAAAGCTTGCTTTTGTTATGGAATTTTAAATTTCTTTGTTCTTCTATTTCGGAAAGTAAGTTAAAAAACTCTCTTTTATGTTCTTGATACTTCTGAAATTCCCATAGTCTGCTTTGCTTTCCCCCTTGAGTTACCAAGAATATTAGGGTCGCTGATGTGGCTAGAGCTGCTAATGCGGAGCTTCCTGCGGCAAATAGTGTTACAGGGTCTTTCCAAGTGATACTGTCAAAAATACCAATAATGCCAACGACAAATATAGTGAAAATTGGTAGTGCGACTATAATCGTAACTATTGTTATAAAAAGCTTATTCAAGCTATTCATTATATTCACTCCCTAATGCGACCCACATCAATGGGTTAGATTATCAGTTGCAGCGTTGAGCTGCTACGGTAAAAGAAAACCTCCTCTCTCCTTTTTCCCTGCCCATGGCAGGGATTTTTTTGATACTTATCACAACAACACAACATCTAGTGGGTGAGTGTTGACACTCACCGCTAAATGCCGCAAGATTTCCACGATGCAAAGCCTCACCTTTTTGGTGGGGCTTTGTTGTTTCTACTCTCCCTCGGGCCAACCTGGCTTATCTCTATGACTGAAAAAATCTCGCAAACGCTCACTTACTTCTGGGCGTCGTTTGTGACGTTTTTCGGTGCGTTCTCGATTAACGAAATTGGCGTGATTATAGGTATCGTGCTCGGTATCGCCTCGTTTGTCGTTAATCTTTTGCACAAGCGACGCATTGCAAAAGCGATTGAACAAAACGTAAAGCTGGCAGCGTTCCATGAAAAACTGGACCAAGGCTAGCACCGGCGGTTGTACCGTCGGCGTAATCCTTGCGCTGGTGTTTGGGGCCGAGCACGACTTAAAAACCAGTGAGCAAGGATTAACACACACTGCTAATTACGAAGGGTGCCGCACCCAAGCCTACCAATGCAGCGCAGACAAATGGACTGCGGGCATGGGCCATACTGATGGCGTTGAAAAGGGTGACGTGGCAACCCATGAGCAAATCGCAAACTGGTTTGTTGAAGACGTGCGAGAAGCCGAGCAAGTGGTTAACCGACACTTGCGGGCTGACGTCACGCAAGCGCAATACGACATGAACGTGTCGTTTGTGTACAACCTCGGAGCGGGTAACTACATCCGCTCCACCTTCCTGAAAAAATTCAATAACGGCGACCCGGTCGGCGCATGCAACGAGCTGCCGCGCTGGGTGTACGTTAACGGCAAAAACTGCCGCATCGCTGCTAACAACTGTGGCGGCATTCCTAAGCGGCGAGACAGAGAACAGCAGATATGTTTGCACGGCTACGAATAGGACTGGCACTTAAAGTGCTGGCTGGCGTGGTGATTGTGGCGCTCTGGCTTTACACCGACGCACTCAATGCGCAACTGGAAGACGCCAAAGCCGCCACCGCTACCGCACAAGCGGATTTAGCACACGCAACCAGCAAGAACGCAGAGCTGGTACGTACGATTGAAGCGCAGCAACGCGAAGCAGAGCACAACCGCGACTTGCTCGACAAAGTGTTGGCGCAGCGGCGACGATCGCAAGCGCGTGCGAATGACGCTCAGCAGCAAATTAAAGAGACTTTACGCCATGAAGACAACAAAGATTGCGCTAATCAGCGGGTTGTTGGTGCTGATGAGTGGATGTACTACGAAAACGGAACTGGTGACGGAGTATAAAAACCGCGAAAAGCTGCCGCCCGACGCTTATCTGATTAAGTGTGAGCGACCTTTTGATCGTCCGCCACAGGTTTTCGGTGAAGGCATGGAGCGCGATCCTATCTGGCTGCAGCACTTTACGCTGTGCGCCAATCAAATTGAACAACTGCGTGAGTATTACCGCTCGCGCGACCCCACACGGGCAGATGCCGACCATTAAAGGCCAGTCGTCTGGCGTATTCATAGCGTCTGCCCGTTCCTTATCCTTCCGGCTTACTAGGGCCACTGCCGCGTCGGTACCTCGCAGTAATACACGTTAGCGATGACGGTCGCTCCTTATACCCGAGCGCGTGTGATAGTCAAAAAAGGTGCAAGCCAGCGTGAGAGCGTGACATTGGAGTGAAACGTCCAACTCGGCGATCGAGGCGTGACGGGCGGGAGAGACCGCCAATCAATTTACGAGGAACACAATGGATGAAAAACGGCTTTGGAATTTATCGCAGCTTGAAGCGTTCGGGCTTAACCGCGCGACGATCCGAAAGCGCTTAAAGGCGGCAGGCATTGAGCCACGCGCCACAGGCCGCAGTAATAAAGCGCTGTATGACATTATCGAGGTTGCGCCGCACCTTTGCCAGCGCCCACAAAAACAAACCGATGCCCCCGATCTCATGGGCTTTAAAACCGCTGCCGAACTGCGCGCTTATATTCAAGCCGAGCGCGAAAAGCTCGCGCTTGAACAAGACAGCGGCGAGCTGATCACCCGCGCTGATTACGAGAACGAAATTGCCATGGTGATTGCGGCCATCAAGAAATTTGCAGGCACCGCGATCACAAGGGTGGAATCGGCGATACCCAACGCCACTGGCGAACAGCTTGAAAAGCTCGAGATTTTGTATGATCACGATTTAAAGGCGGTGAGTGATGAGCTACAGCTTTGATGAACGCTTGGGCATTCAGTTTGCCAACGCTGCCGACATTCGCCGCTCACTCGCGCACTTGTGCGCCCCCACGAACAAAACACCCGTTGAAGCCGCCGACGAAGGGCTGTGGATTTCCGACGGCATGGACACGGTAAAGTTTTTATCGAGCGAGACGCCATACATGCGCACGCCGATGAACTGCCTTGCGCGCCGCATATACGAGGCGCTGATCTTAGGTGGCCCCGCGCGTAGCGGGAAAACCAAAGCGCTCATCGAAGGCTGGATTAACTACACAGTGACGCAAGCCCCCGGTGACATGCTGCTGATTTACAGCACAAAGAAAAAAGCCGAGAGCATGTCGAAAAAAGATCTCGCGCGTAGCTTTGCTGCAACCGAGCAAATCAGCGCGTTGCGCACAGGACGCAAAAGCGACGACACGCTGACCTTTAAGCACTTTAAAAACGGCATGAACCTGAACTTGGATTCGGCAACCGAATCGAGTCTGTCAGCAGAAACATTCCGCTATGCCGGTTACACCGACTATGACCGTGCCGACGATCACGTTGGCGAGGAAGGCAGCAAATTTAACTTGCTGCTCAAGCGTGTGCAGAACGCACGCAGCTCAGGCATGGCGATGGCGGAAAGCTCCCCAGGTCGTGTAGTACGTAACCCCGTCCCCGAGGCGGAGCTGGGCCCGCACGAACTGCAACCCTGCGGCGGCATTGCGGCGCTTTACAATGCTGGCGATCGTCGCCGTTTTTACTGGCAGTGCGATGATTGCGAGGCATGGTTTCGCCCTGATTTTGAAACGTTGACGTGGGATGACTTGCCGGACGCCATGGACGCGGCAAAAACCGCGCGCGTATGTTGCCCCCGTTGCACGCATGCAATCCCCGAGACTGACAAGAGCCGACACAACACAAACGGCGAGTGGTTTCGTGAAGGCGAGATTGACCAATACGGCAACGTGAACACCGACGAAAGCGAAATCCGCCAGAGCAAATGGGCGTCGTTTTGGTTTGAGGGCGTGGTCGCGACATACCAAAGCTGGGAAAGTCTGGTGTACCGCTACATTTCAGCCTCTCGTAATTTTGAAACGACCGGCGATGAGGAAGAGCTCAAGACGTTTTTTAACGTCGATATTGGGCGCCCTTACGTGGTGCAATCCCGTTCGCAAGAAATTGGCGCTCACGAACTGCAGCAACGCGCCGAGGCGAATCCGTACAACCGTGGTGTGATACCGCAAAACGGCCGCTTTTTGATCATGAGTGTTGACGTACAAGGCGGTAAGAAAAACGCCCGCTTTGTGGTGCAAGCACAGGTTTATGGTGAGGGCTTGCAACGCTGGGTGATTGACCGCTTTGAAATTCTCACTAACCCAAACCGCAACGGTGACCGCGTAAACCCGGCTGTGTATGCCGAGGATTGGGATTTGCTCATCGAGCAAGTGATCAAAAAAACCTATCCGCTCTCTGATGGCAGCGGGCGGGTAATGAAGCCAGTGCTAACGCTGTGCGACTCCGGCGGCTCGGGCGATCAGAAAGATGGTAAGCCGACCTCAGTCACGGAGAACAGCTACCAGTTTTATAACCGCCTAAAGCCGCTCGGCCTCAATCATCTATTCCGACTCGTTAAAGGCGCCAGCCGCGAGCAGGATCAGCTTGTCAAAGAAAGCTACCCCGACAAGCGAAGCAAACACGCACACGGTGAGATCCCGCTGCTTATTCTGCACACCAACCGGCTTAAAAACCGCGTGTCTTCTAGTTATGAGCGCGTGGAATTTGGCGCCCGTTATTTCTGGTTGCCGAGCTGGGCGGATCGCAGTTGGTTTGATGAGCTCACCGCCGAATTCGTGGACGACAAAGGCAACTGGCAAAAGCCCGACCGTGCCGCGAACGAGTCATTTGATTTGTGCGCGTATGCAGAGGCTGGCATGCACAAACTGGGCGGTGATGACATCAACTGGCAGAGCCCACCTAACTGGGCCGCGGATTGGCAATTTAACACGCACGTGATTGATGCCGATCAGCAGCCAGTGTTTGAGCGCACGCCGCGCCGTCGCTATCGGCATTCAAAAGGTATTTTCGGATGACATCAGCAAACAAGCAGCGCCTGCAAACCTATTTAGACGCAGAGAAAGCAATACTCGAAGGCGGGCAAACGGTGCAAACCGGCGAGGGGGAATCCCTCACGCTGGCATCACTTGCCACAGTGCGCAAAGANATTGAGCGGCTGCAGAGATTGGTTGCGTTAGAAGAAAGGCCAAGGCGGATCATCAGGAGGAATTATCTTGAGTAAATTCACACTGATTGACCGTGCCGTCGGCTACTTTAGCCCTACCGCAGGCTTACGCCGCGCACACGACCGCCAACTGCTCAACAAATACCAAGCCGCGTTGCCGGCTAACCCGCACACCAAAAAACGCAACAAACGCTCGACGGGGAACGCCAACCAGCTCAACAAAGGCGCCAAAGTGATCCGCGAACGGGCGCGCCATTATGACGAGAACAACCCGCACGTAACCGCCATCCTCGATGAGCTAGTCGTTAACGTCGTGGGCGCCAACGGCATCATGGTTGAGCCGCAACCGCTAGACAAAAATGGCGAAGTGCATGTGGAATGCGCGCGCCGGATCAGTGATTGGTTTGAAACCTATAGCCTGCATCAAAACATCGACGGCGAGCTAAGCCGCGCCGAAACCGAGCAGCTCGCGTGCCGCACTTGGCTGCGCGATGGCGAGGTGTTCGCGCGGCACTACATGGGTAACAACCCGCAAATTACTTACCCAACGGCGACGCCGTTTGCGGTGCAGCCTTTCGAGCCGGATTTTATTCCTGCACATATCAGCGAGCCCGAGCGTGGTTTGCTCGAGGGCATTCAGCGCAACAAGTTAGGCCAAGCCATTAAATATCTTATTCAGCGCGACTCGCTGGGCTTTGAGTTTGCCGAGGTAGACGCCTACTACATTTCGCATTTGAAATTTACGCGCCGCTTGCATCAAAACCGTGGTGTTAGCCTGTTGCACTCCGTGCTCGACTTGATCGCTGACTTGGAGGACTACGACCAAAGCGAGCGCATTAGTGCACAGATCGCCAGCCGCTTTGCTTACTTCACTAAAAGCGTCGCTAACGAAAACATGGGCAGCGATGGCTTTGTCGGTGCTGGCGATGAAGAGATCGCCCTTGGCTACGGGAACAGCTTTTCGCTGGCACCGGGTGAAGACGCGGGCGTGATTGAAAGCAACCGCCGTGAAGCAATGAGCGCGCCGTTCCGTGATGGACAGCTACGCATGACGAGCGCCGGCACTGGCGTGAATAACTCGAGTGTCACCCGACACTACACGGGCCCTTATTCATCACAGCGACAAGAGCTGGTTGATTCGTTCAGTCGTTACAAAGTGCTGCAGCGTCGGTTTGTGACGGGCTGGACCCGCCCACAATATCGCCACGCGTTGCAAATGGCGATGCTATCCGGCGAGCTGAAGATTCCGCAGGGCGTAAAGCGCGACACGATATTAAACGCGATTTATCAAGCGCCAGTCATGCCGTGGATTGACCCGAAAAAAGAGATGGACGGCATCGAGAAATCGAACCGACTCGGCTTGCAATCACTCAGCCACAGCCAGCGCGAGCGCAACATCAATCCACTGGCGACACGCCGCGAAATTCAAGCAGAACGTAAAGCAATGGATGAAATGGGCATTGTGAGTACGTCAGACCCTAAACATAACCTCGCTGATCAGATTCAGCATGAAAACAAGAGAGGCGATGATGCCGAAACCGACTAATAAATCTTGGTACACGCTCAAGAATGCGGGCGATAACCAGCCCGTTAAAATCTGGATCCACGGCGACATTGGCGCTTATGACATTGAAGCCGTTGACCTCATTCGTGCTCTGCAAGCCATCGGCAATGATGTTGATGTTGAACTGCGCGTGCAATGTTACGGCGGCTCGGTCTACGAAGGCCTTGCGCTGTACAACGCACTGAAAGCGCACAAAGGCAAAGTCACCGCAGTGGTTGACGGCGTGGTCGCTTCGATTGCGAGTTACGTGTTGATGGCATGCGATGAAATCCACATGCCTGAGAATGCGTCGCTGATGATTCATGACCCTGCGATTGGCGCGTGGGGCGGTGAGCAAGAATTAGAGAGCGCGCTCACTCAGCTGCGCAACGCACGCAAGACGCTCGCTGATGCCTACGTTGAAAAAAGCGGCAAAAGCGAAGCGGACGTGCTGGCCGCAATGGAAAAAGAAACTTGGTTCCGAGCCAATGAGGCGCTCGAGTTCGGCTTAATCGACAAAGTGATCGACCCTGTTGATTTGACCAACTGCGCCGTGAGGCCGGACGCGCTCACCGCGCAGTTTAAGCATCCGCCTAAAGAGCTGCTTAACCAACTTAATCCCGTGCCAAGCGAGCCGCCCGCGCCACCCGCGAACGAGCCGGCGCCAACGCCTGACCCTGAACCTCAACCCCTCGCCGCGCAGGCGGCACACTCTAAAAAAACACAGGTAAGCGACGATATGCCAACACCTAACACTGAGCTGCAAGCAGCCATCACCAAAGAAAACCAGCGTCAGCAAGCTATTCGTGCTCTGTGCGCGCAACACAAAGTGAGTGACACACTGCGTGACGAGATGCTGAACGACGTTAACTGTGACGAAGCCGGCGCCGCGCAGAAGATTTTAACCAACCTCGGCAAAAGCTCTGTTGACGGACAAGACCCGACTGGCGACAACGGCAAACCAAGCCCTAACTTGACCAACACGCACTTGCACGTCGGTAACGGCAATATCACTAAAGATGCGCTGCAAAATGCATTGAATAGCCGCTGCGGTGTTGCCGAAGCGGAAAAAGACAACCCGTACAAACACAAGACATTAATCGACATGGCGGAAATCGCGCTAGGCAAAGAGGCGATTAACGCTAGCAGCCGCAGTGATTTGGTTGCGCGAGCGTTTACCTCCGGTGATTTTGCCGACGTGATCACTGAAAGCGTACGCACTGTGATGCGCGACGAAGCGAAAGTGCGCGCGCCGCTTTGGCGCGACCTGGCATCAACCGAAAACTTGCCGAACTTTAAAGAGAGCGAGCTGGTGATGGTGAACGATGCGCCAGACTTGATGCGTGTCTCCGAAGATGGCGAGTATAAATCCGCCACGCTTACCGGCAGCGGCGAAAAAATCCAGCTGGCGACGTTTGGCCGAGAGATTGGCTTTACCCGCCAAGCGATCATCAATGATGAGATCTCATTGATCAGCAAAGTGCCGCGCAAGTTTATGCAAGCGGCGTATCGCTTGTCAGATAAGCTGTTTTTCAATGCCATCCTCAGCGGCAAGATGGCAGATGGCAACCCTGTTTTCCACGGCGCCAACTTGATTGAAGGCGTGAAAGCGGCGGATTACCAAGCGTTAATCACCAAATTGCACCGCGCGTTCTCGCTCGCCACTACTGACCAGGGCGATCCGCTCGATTTGCGCGGCGAAGTGCTAATTGCCAGCCCCGACCACGCACCCATGCTAGAAGCGGTGCTAAAAACCGCTAGCAAGCCGGATGCATTTAACCCCGCATACAACAAATTCAAAGACATTGTCGAGACAGGTCACGCAGCCAGCATTAACGGCGCCATCGGCCTGACATCGCGTGACTTTGAAACGGTGCTGATGGGCTTCTTGGACGGCCAGCAAGATCCGTGGCTAGAAACTGGCGACGGTTGGACCAGCGACGGCGCCAAGTTCCGCATTACGTACGACATTACGTCGAAAGTGGCTGACCGCCGCGGCATTGCAAAGGCGACGTTCGCGTAAGCCTCAGCTTTTTATATAACCATACCAAGCCCTGCACACGCGGGGCTTTTTGTTTTGCAAAACAGGATAGAAAACATGCGTATTGCAGACGGTAAAAGCATTGATATTGTCGCGCCAGCGGGCGGACTGAAAAAAGACGTACCCGTAAAGCACGGTGCGTTGATCGTGGTGCCGAAAATGACGGTGCCAGAGGGCGCGGTGGTATCCGCACATTGGCGCGGACTGTTCAGCGGGCCGATTAAAGACGGCGACACGCCCGCATTTAGCGGTGAGCCCGCTTACTTTAAAGGCGGCAAGTTCACCAAAACTAAGCCAACCGCCGAAAGTGATGTGAAAGTGCCCGTTGGTGTGTTCATCGATGGCGCAGTGTTGCTCACCGGCGTGACACTGGAAAGCTAATGAGCAGCCGCTTTGAACGTGCGCGGGGCAAACTCCGCGCATCCATCACGTATCACATGGGTTCACCGCATCCGGTCACGCTGCCCAGTGGCGATGCGGGTGTGACTTACGGCTACGTAAAACGCAGCAACAATGACGGCGTGCGCACTTACACGTTCTATGGCACCGAAGAGCTGCCCGCGGGCACCACGGTGAGTTACGAGGGCCACGTGTATGCATTGGCGTTCCGTGACTTGGCCGCTTCACCGCGTAGCGCGGGGAGCCAGTTGTGTTACGAGTACACGATGGGCCGTAAAACAAACAGCGAGAGCAATCATGGCTGGTCTGAGTTCGAGAATGTGGGTTGACACCGATTTTATTAAACGTCTTCCCAACCTGCCTAGTGACGTGCAAAAAGCAGCACAAATCGCGGTGCGCAAAACCAATCAGTGGTTTCGTCACATCACGATGACCGAGCTGGGTTATGAGCTGGCCATTGATAACAAAGCTGCGCTGCGCTCGCGTTTTAAAGTTTACCGCCAAGGCGGTGTGCGGGCGCGCTTGTGGGTGGGTATTCGCGATATTGGCGTGCACCGCTTAGGCAAGCCGGTGCAGCAAAAAGAAGGCGTCGCAGTCGGCGAACGCTTTTTTGAGAAAGCCTTTATCTCACCGATGAACAGCAGCGAATTACTGGTGTTTCGCCGCACCGGCAAGCATCGCTCGCAAATTGAAATGGTTCAGCTCGATATTGCGGACGAAGCCGAGGAGATCATCGGCAGCTATCAAGCCGATCTGAATCGTAAATTCGAGGAGATTTTCACGCGTGAATTCCACCGCTTATACAGCACCTAGCCAGTTCGTGAAACATGTAGTGAACACCCTTGGCCAGCGTTTAAACATTGAGATTGAAAGCGCTTACCAGCGCGAAGCGAGTGAGCTGAAAAGCGCCCGCGTTGCCTATCACACCGGTGATGTCGATTCTGAATCCGGCTACGCGAGTGATGGCCGCAAACAGCATGAGGTTGAGATCCGCTTTTTAGTGTATGTGCCGATAGTAAAAAGCGATTTTGAATTGGAAGCCCTTGATCTGGCTTGCCGGATTGAGCGCGAGCTACTGGAAACGACATGGCAAAGCGGCGGCGTGCATGACACGCTGACAATCGAAAGCAACGTGCCGCGCAAGTTCGCGCCGGAGCAAGGCTTTTTCTTACGTGTTGTCACCGTTCGCCAGCAAATCCGCGTGGGGCCGCTTGATGAGCAGTGGCACCAAATAGTCGGAGACGATCTCGATGTTGTCACTCCTTAATCGCATTGAATCCCTAGAACGCGAGCTAAAGCTAATGCGTCAGCAAGCCGAGCGCGACCGCCTTGCGACTGCAAACATTATCCGATTGGGCTATGTCGTGGTTGCCGATAAAAACACGGTGAGTGTGAAAACGGGCGACAACCTCGCCACGCGCATTCCGTTCTTTGTTTTCTGCGCAGGCCGCGTCAGCCACTACCGGCGACCCACATTGGGCGAGCAGTGCTTGTTGCTCAACCTTGGCTCGGGCGACAACTTGAATAATGCCGTGGCGTTGATGGGGTTGCCGTCTGACAAATTTCCGTCGCCGACAGTCAAAGAAAACGAATTCATGACCGATTATAGCGGCGGCATGAAGGAGGTTTACAACCTCGACACTGGCAAGCTCACGTGCCATTACCCCGGCGGTGTCGAGATGTATGCGCCGAAGTTTAAAAACCACGGTGAGATCATCGACCACACCCGCTCGATGGAGGCGGATCGCAACATCTACGACAGCCACGATCATCCTGAAAGCATCGGCTCGAAGACGAGCCCACCCACGCAGAAGCAATCCGAAAAATGATAGCCATCGACCCCAACACAGGGCGCACGGTCACCGGTGCGCAGGCACTGACGTGCCGTTTTCGTCGCGTGCTCACTACCGAAGTGACCAGCCGCATCAAACGCCGTGGCGTCGGCAATCGCGCAATTAGCACGCTGGGCAAAATGCAATCGCCCAACACGGCGATGATTGTGCAGAACCTCACGCTGGAAGCCTTGGCGATGCCGATTAATGGCCTGACTGCATTTCGCGCCACGCGCTGTAAAGCCACGCCAAGTGAAAGCGGTTTTCACATCACGGTTGAAGGCACCTGGCACGGCAAACCGATCAAGCTAGAGGGCGGACTATGACAAACCAAGTGCCCCAAGCGTTTACTACGCCGGATTTTGAAACGCTGCTGACTAACTACAAACAGCACGTAATTGAGTACGTCGCCGCTAAAGATCCCGATAACCGCGAAGCGGTGACCGAGGCGCTGAACAATGAGGGTGAGCTGCTCGCGCAAGTGCTCGAAGCACTGATGACAAAACGCCTCGCCGAAAAGCGCGAAGACAATCATCAGGCGTTGCAGATGTTTCGCCGCTTTGTGACCGAATCAGAAATGGTCGATCTGCTGGCGCTGCAGTACAACTTGAAGCGCCAAACCATCGAGCCAGCAGATACCAGCGTGTTCCCGCCAAAGCCAGCGGTGATGGAAAGCGACGAAGACTTACTGCGCCGCTTTGACCTCGCGCCTTATCAGTTTCACACCACAGGCACGCGGATGGGGTATAAGTTCCACGCCCTAACATTAGACGAGCGTCCGACGATCAGCATCGAAACCACAGAGACGGGCGTACTGATGCGGTATGACTTTCCCACCGAGTCACAGCCTGCATTGGTGAAAGATGCCGAGCCACGCATGAGAGAGCCGAACTCTGGCAAAGTGGATGTGGCTTTGCTGAGCCGCGAAACTGAAGATGGCACCCCGAGCGCGGCTTTGATTGCGCGTGCCGAGCAGTATTTAAATCGTGATGACATTGCGCAAGAGAGCGATGAGATCACCGTGGTCCCTGCGCGCATCACACCGTATCGCATTCACGCGACGCTCTTCACTGGCGGCGAACCTGCACACGACGTTAATCAAGCCGATGCGGTGGCGACGGCACAGCAGTTTGCGGAATCACAGCACCGATTAAACACACGCATTGATCGGCTAAAACTCGGTGAGTTGCTTTACTCGCTTAATCCTAAGCGCGTTGAGTTGCACGAGCCCGCCGCAGACATTGTGTGTGATTGGGATGAAGCGCCGCACTGCACCGAGGTGATCATTGATGTTAAAGCCAACTGAGTTCACATCTGTTCAGCCTGAAAATCGCACCACGCTAGAAGAAGCCTTGGAGTTTGCTTGGCATGCCGTTATCGCTGCCGCAGAGCGCCCCTATCCAAACCTTAAGCAACCACAACTGACCAATGCTGATTTTGTGAGCTTGCTGGCCGAAGAGCGCGGCGTGCTCGACTGGCAACCGAACGACACCCTCACACAGCGACGCGCCACCACCGATAAAGCCTTTGCGATACACAGCAAAGCGGGTACGCGATCAGGGCTGAAAGAAGCACTGGACGTGCTGGGGTTTGAATCGCGCGTGACGCGCGGTGACCTGCCGTATTCAATTGACGTGAGTGCAGAGATTGAAACCGGCTCGCTGGATGAAGCACTCCAACAGCGGCTGAGTGCCCGTATCACGGCTTACAAATCAGAGCGAGATAGCACCAGTTTGCAAACCGTTCGCGGTGCGACCGTGCACACTCGCCTCGGTGTACTCACCGAAGTGGGCATTGTAAATGACTGCCAACCCTACACGAACACCGATGCCATCAGCACAACGCCTGCGCACACTGGTGTGCTGATTGAAACGTACATTACGAATGATAGCGAGGCTGCGCAATGACGCTGACAGAACTCCAAAATTTGGACTTCCGCTGCTATGTAACAGCAGCCGGTTTTAATTATGAAGCAACCGCCAAAGCAACCAGTAAGACCGTCAACATTACCCATATTCAGCTTGGCAAGGGCATGCTGCCAGCTGATCAATCACCCGTGACTGTTACTGAGCTGGTTGAAAGCTACGGTGAGCAAGGCCGTTTTAGTGCCAGCGTTACCGAAGACGCCGATAACCCGGGCGGATTTATTGCTCAAGCCATTATTCCCGCCGATCACGCTATTGATGGGCAAGGTTATGTGATCAACGAAGCGGCTGCGGTGCTGGATAACGGCATTGTTTACGCTTACCGCCGTGTTGAGAGTGACTTTAAACTCGTTGGCCAAGGCTCAGCCAAAAGCTATATCCTCCGCATGCGCTTTCGCCCCGCGAACGCGGAAGTGATCCACTTCACCATTGACCCGTCCGTCGTGCTTGCGACCGAGCAAGATCTGAACGATGCGATTAAGCGGCACGAGCAGAAAGCGGATCCGCATAGTCAATACGCCAAGGAGCAAGATTTTCAGTCGCACCTAAATGCCAGCGATCCTCACAATCAATACGCCCAAAAGAGCGATTTTGAGCAGTTCGCGCAGCGTTCTCTGCTCACCGCAAAAGACTTCGTTAAATCAACGGCGTGGGAGGCTGCGTTTGCCGTTGCCGGCGGCGTGGTGCGTACTGCGTGTGACATTGCGGTGATTGTTGGTGACCGCGTCGTCACTGCTGGCGCAAACGAATCAATCGACATGCCGACACTAGTGATTGGAGCCGATTACGCAATCTATGCAACGCACGACGGCCTGCTCGTGTCGAGCAACTTCACTGTGCCTGATGGCTACACAGAGTCAAACTCACGCCGCATCGGCGGGTTCCACTACGGTGATAGTGAATTCAAAATGCACTCGTTCTATGACCTGCATTTCCGCCCGCGCGCACGTGACCCGCGCGGAATGGTTTTAGACATGGGCGAACGTTTCTGGGCGGACATTTATCTGACGAACACAACACCAGACCTGCTCGGCACGTCGGCATATGACGCGCAAATTGCAGACGGAAGCTCAGCACCAAAAGTACCGGCGATGATGGGCGGCGACGGAGCTCAGCAATACAGCGATTACACGCAGTTCACTGCCAATGAGCTGCTCGCATGCTATGGCAAGCGCTTGCCGAACTATCAAGAATTCCAAATGCTCGCGCGTAGTAACGTCTTTGGATACGTACACGGTAGTGACCCTGTGAAAACTCTATTCGACAGTAATTCACGCTCAATCATCGGATGCGAGCAAGTTTCAGGGCACATGCGCCAGTGGGGAGCCGAAGTATGGGATCGTGGCAGCGGAACAAGCGGCTATGAATGGTACGACATGACCGGAGGCTACGGAAAAATGTATGCATCGCACCTGCAAGGTGTTGGTGCGTCGTTGTTCGGCGCTGCTTGGGGGGATTCAGGACCATCAGGACCACGATCATCTACGTGGAGTAGCGAGCCATCGGACTCGAACAAATACCGTGGCTCAAGAGGTATCTGTGACCACTTCTTACTTGTTTGAGGAGAGAAAAATGCGAGGAAGTGTGGCAATTATCAACTCAGAAGCGGACGCACAAAAAGTAGGCATGACACGCGAAGACGCACTAAAGCAAGCGACAATCACAGTACGACATGACAAAGCGGAATACCCAGCGGACTACGACAAAAACCTAAAGCCCAACGACGAAGGCTACATTGAGCCAATCTACGAGTATGAAGAGGTTGTGGATGATGCCGCGCTGAAGCGGTTTGGGTTCACTTCCACCTCCTAAGCCCGCCACATCGGCGGGCTTTTTTACATCCGTTCCCACCCAGCCCCGCAGTTTGCGGGGTTTTCTTTTTGCAAAAAGACAGGAAAAGACGCATGAGCAAAAGCAACGTGCAGAGCTACCCTGTGCTCAAACCTTTTCGCCTAAATAAGCGATGGGTCAAATCGGGCACAGTGTCATTGCTGCCAGCGCAGGCGTACACGCTGCAGCTAAACGGCAAGATTGGCAAAGCCAAGACAGCTAACAACAAAACCAGCGAGGTGAAAAGCTAATGACACAACTCGCACCGATTAACGACTTTCAACTCAACGGCGTTGAGGTCAATACCATTGAGCCGTTGCCCAGCATGGGCCCACTGGCGCTGCAAATCGTTCACTTAACCGGCACGGCACCTAACTCGACGCTTGAGCCGAACGAGCCGACGCGCCTATTCAACTACGCATCGGCGATGATGGCGCTCGATACCACCGGTGACCGCCTTGGCACGCTGCCGTACTTAGTCCGCTACTTGCTCGAGTATGTCAAATGCATCGTGTATGTCACCGTGGTCGAAGAAGGCACCTCACAGGCAGAAACCGAAACCAACATCATTGGCGGCGTGGACTCGGAAACAGGCGCGATCACCGGCCTTGAAACCGTTAAAGCTTGCCCCGAAACACCAACCATTATCGCCGCCCCCGGCTTTAGCTCCGTCCCTGTTGGGCAAAAGCTGGCGCTGATTGGCCGCGACGTTCGCTGCCGTCCTGTATTGGATGGACCAAACACGAACGACATGGAAGCCGCCGAGTTTGCGGCCAACTTTGGCGCCGAAGGCACTGGCGAAGACAAAATGACGATTGTCGATCCGTGGTTTATGAAAACCTACGACGGCGCGCAGCTGTTAATGCCAGCTTCTATTGCGATGGTTGCGGCCATGGCATCGGTGGAAGGCTGGCAAAGTCCGCAGAACCGTGCGGTGCTGTGTGATGAAACCGCGCGTAACGTGTCGTACAAAATCAACGACAAAACCACGCAAGCCAACTTCTTGAATAAGCACGGCGTGGCGACGATTGCGCGCACGCGCATGGGCGGCTATTCGATCATTGGTAACCGCACCAACACAGGTCGCTTTATCTCGCATGTCGGGCTTGAAGATCTGATGGCGCGCAAGCTGGAAGAAACCAGTCAGCCGCTCATGGGCAAGAACCTGACCGAAGCGTTTATGAACCAGGTTATCGACCGCCTCACCAACTGGGGGCAAAACCTCGTCGCCCAAGGCGTTATTCCGGTGTTCCGTGCGTTTTTGCATCCAGATAAAAACAATCTGGAAAACTACACAAGCGGCCGCTGGTACTTGTGTGTGAACTATGGCCGCTACTCGCCGAACGAGCACATGGTCTACGAAATGAGCGTAGACAACGGCCTCATCGAAAGCTGGTTAGAGGAGGTGGTCAATGGCTGATCGCATTCGCATGCGCCTCACGGCACAGGTTGAATCTGTGCCGATGATGAACGAGATCGTGGACTTCACGCCGCCGGAGCTGAAAGCCAAGTTGGCAAGCAACGAAGGCAGCTTTGTGCAGCACGAGGACACAGTTGGTCTCGAAAAGCTTAGCTGGACGCTGAAAGTGCGTGGTGAGCACGGCGCGATCCAAAAAGAGCTTGGCAAATTCTTGATGAACAACGCGCAAATCAACATCACTGAGAAAGGCCGCACCACTGACGGCGAGCCCTACTCGGTGGAGTATTCGCTTTATGGTGGCATCACTAACATCAAGAAAGAGGCGGTGAAGATGGGCGAAAAGCCCGAGGTGTCCATCGAAGGCACCTGCCGCGCTTACAAAGAGACCGACACGGATACAGTGGTCCATGACATTAACGTGGACACCGGCAAAACCATCATCGGCACCGTCGATATGATGCAAGAAGCCGGCATTCAGTAACCACTAACCAGCAACCAAGGGCGCTTCGGCGCCCTTTTTTATTTGGGTGAGAGCATGAAATTAGTTAAAAAGCCTGTATCAAAATTACCTTTCTTCAAACGCGGTGACAGCAATGTGATTGAGATTAAACCGATCACCTTTGGTGACTTCAACAAGCTGCCTTATGCCAAAAAAGAAAGCGAATCACTGACCGACGCCGAGCTATTCCAGCAGTACAAAGCCGCCATCTTTGCTTGCACAGACATCAACGAAGGTGAGTTTGCGACGCTGACGGCGCCGGACTTTAACACCCTCTCGAAAGACATTGACAAATTCATTAACTCATCCAGCGATGTGCTACGCGGCGAGCCCATCACCGGCAACACCTTCGAGTTTGATTTGTTGCACCCGTTCGAGAACGACGTGGGTGAAACCATTTCGCGCATTAAATTCAAGGCGCCGTTGGTGGCGCATAGCGAAAAGCTGGCCGAAATTGACGACGCGCACGAACGCGAGCACTTCATGTTTCGCTGCGCGTGCGGGCTGGATGAAGAGGACGTGGATCGCATGTCGATGAACGACTATCTAGCGATTAAACCGCAGGTCGGCGCTTTTTTTACACTAACGGCGGATTACTTTCGCCCGAGGACGTTCAAAGCTTAATTGACATCATTCCGATGTACCGCAACACCACCGAAGCGGAGCTTAAAACATGGCCGCAAGATGCGGCCTTGCGCCGCTATGATCTCATTCTGGAAAAGCTGGGTGTGAAGCGATGAGCGAAAAAATCAGCTTTAACATCGAGGCCGCCGTGAAAGGCCTCAAAGACATTACCTCAACCACTACCGCCACCGAGCGACTTACCGAAGCCGTCGAAGCGCAGCGCGAAGCGATGAAGCAAAGCAAGCGCCAGCTTAACGAGCTAGAAAGCTACGACAAGGCCAAAGCACGGATCAAAAAGCTAGGTGGCGAGCTGGATAATGCGCGCAGCAAATACCAGCGCTTGGGTGATGAGTTAAAGCAGCAAAACAAAACCAATGCGGCCACGCGCACGGAGTACAAGCGCACGCAAAAAACGCTGGCCGATTTGCAGGCTGAGATGAAAAAGACCAGCGGCGACGGCTTAAAGCCGCTGCAGCGCGAAGCGCAAAACGCGGAACGCAAAATGCAGCAACTGGATGATGAGTTGCGTCGTGGTCAGCAAGCGTCGGAAGAGCTGCGCGTTGATTATCGCAAATCAAAATCAGCGGTGAGCCAGCTAACCAGCAAAAAAATCAAGCAAATTCAGAAAACGCGAAACTTACGCTCTGAGCTGCGCAAAGCGGGCGTGAACACACGCGACTTTGCCAATGAGCAAAAGCGGCTGCAGGCGGCATCGGAAAAAACCAGCGCGCAACTGGATAAACAAAGCAAGCGCTTGAAAGAGATGCAAGCGATCCAAGGCCGCATTGATGGACGCAAGGCGAAGCTTGGCGAACTGGGAGGCGAAGCAACCGGCTTGGCGATGAAAGCCGCGCCGATTGCGGCATCGATTTTTACCGCGATTAAAAACGAAAGCAGCTTTGCAGATGTGAAAAAAGTGCGTGACATGTCGCCAGAGCAGGCAGCAGAGTTGCGCTCATGGGCGCTAAAAACATCCGAAAAAAGCCCTATGTCCGCCAACCAAATCAATCAGCTGATGGCGGCAGGCGCGCGAACCGGTATTAAAAGCGACGAAGATTTAAAGCAATTTGTGCTAGATGCCAACAAAATGGGCGTCGCGTTTGATATGGACGCCGCAGAGGCCGGCAAAACACTGGCGGTGTTTAAATCATCGATGGGGCTCGATCAGCAAGGCGCAATGAACCTCGCGGGCCTTGCCAACTACTTAGACAACAACACCAACGCACAAGCCAAAGATATTGCCGGCGTGATGTCTCGCCAAGGTGCGACCGCTAAATCAGCCGGCTTTAGCGTGAATGAAGCTACTGCTTTATCTGCCTCGTTGCTTTCTTTTGGCATGGGTGAAGAGCGCGCCGCGACTGCGATGAAAAACATCTCAGGCCGGTTAACCATGGGCGACGCGGCCACGTCAGCACAAAAGAACGCGTTCAATCGCATTGGGCTAGACTCGACCGACATTGCCGCGCGTATGCAAGAAGACGCCTCCGGCACGTTGATTGATGTGCTTGATGCGATCAAGTCCGCGCCAATTGAAGAGCAATCGGCATTGATGTCGCAAATCTTCGGTGAAGAAGCCAAAGGCGCAGTGGCATCGCTGGCGGGTAACACCGATAAGCTCCATAAAGCCTTGAAGCTGGCGAGCGAATCCCAGCAAGTGCACACCAATTCGATCAACAACGAGTACCAAGGCCAGCTAGAGAAAACGGAAGCCGGTTTAAGCATGTTTATGAACAAGCTTAATCGGCTTTCTGTGGTCTTTGGTGAGTCTTTGCTTCCTGCTTTGANCTGGGTACTAGGGCCCGCGGGCGACTTAGTAAGCTGGCTAGCCGATGTTGCGGAGGCGAACCAAGGCATTACGGCTGCCGTCGGTATCGCAGCGGCTGGCTTTATCGGGCTAAAAGCGGCGCTGCTCGGCGTGAAAGCTGTCTCGTTAGTGTTAGGCAACAAAATGGACCAAGGCCGTTTGTTCCGCAAAGGACTTAACCGCGAAACCCGAGAAGGTGGCCGCATCGCGCAGTTCGCGGCGCAGCAGTGGCGAAGCTTAAACCAAGCAGTGCGCAACAGCAGCCCGCACGGTGGGCAATATGGCGGTGAGTACGGTGCCGGTTACGAGCCACGCAAGCGCGAAGGACTCGGCGAGCGCGTAAAACGCAAAACCCGTCGCACGCGGGCACGGTTCCGTCGTCGTGGTCGAGGTCTTGGTGGTTTAATTCGTGGCGGCATCGGCATGCTCATGCAACCCAGCCTCACCAGTGCAGTGCGTAATACGGCTAGTCGTGGCGGGGCAGCGGTAGCGAACACAGCCCGCGTATTAAACCCCATTCACAACAAAAAAGCCGTGGCGCTGTCTCTGGGCGGCGGTGCAATTGCGGCCATGCCAGCCACGGCCATGGCAGGCGATGCGATCGGTATTGGCGGGGACATTGCCGAATCCGTCGGCAAATTTGGCCTTGCGCGGATCCTCAAGCCGCTTTCCTACGCCGTGAACTCGGTAGAGGCTTACCGCGGTATTCGCGATGGTAACGGTGAGCAAGCTGGCTCGGCGCTGGGTGATTTAGGCGGTTCACTGGCAGGGGCGGCAGCAGGTGCAGCACTTGGCTCGGTCGTGCCGGGCATTGGCACCGCTATTGGTGGGTTAATCGGCGGTATTGCTGGCGGCTTGGGCGGGCAGGAAATTGGCGCGTGGTTTGGCCGCAAACTCGATCCGCCCGAGGTGACGGCCCAAAAGATCAAAGAGGTAGAACGTAAAAAGGCAGAAGCTGCACAAAAACCCCCTGTGCATTTTGCACCTCAGATCAACATTAAATCTTCACCTAACCAAAACAGTGAAGAAATTGCCGAGATTGCCATGCGCAAGATGGAAGAGAAGTACGCTCACGCCACCTCGGGCAACGACGTTACCACCCAGCTGGGTTATTCGGGCATAGATCAGGACTAAGGTGGCATTGCGCCACCTACTTATCACAAGCCATAGACGGTTACGTAAATCTGTTCTTTGTTGTCGGTCAGCTCGACTATGTACTCAATGGGAACAGATACGCTTTCGCCACTCCCAGCATTGTACGCTTCTAGCTCGGCTGCGCACTCTTTGGCTCCTGTTTGTTCGTTCTCACTAATAGTTCGGATGAACTTGACGTCATAACTAAAAAGCGCTGCAGCTTCACTGCCTAATTGCGCGGTCATTTCGTCATTCGCTACCTGCTTAACCAAAGTGGTTGAGTCTTCTCTGCTGCACTCAACGGTTGGTTCACCGCAGCCAGCAAGAAGAAAAACAGAAGAGGCCGCAAGTAATAGATTTCTCATGGAGGGTTCCTTATGTCTGCGCGATCTGTCTAATTTATTTCACAGGTTGACGAGTGGCAAATCATTGGACAAGGCGTGAGAGGTGGATCATTTGTTTTGCGCGCAACCGGTCCGTCAAATTGCGTTACGCCTGATTCTCAGGAAGCCAAAAATTCACCAACGAGGCTAGTATGCATCACTTAGTTATCGGCGAGTTTGTGTTTAGCGTAGGAGATAAAACCCCCATTGCTAAATTCACTCGCACCACACCCGGCTCCTATACAGAGGTAGGCGTAATCGACAACGCACGCTCTGAACACACAGGGCGCCCGCTTGAAACCATCGACATTACCGCCAAATGGCTGCAATACGGCGCCGCCGCGAACGTGGACGCGATTCGCAAACTGATCGACTCACCGCAACAAGTGAGTGATGGCCAAGGCAACAACCTCGGCCGATGGACGATCAAAAACCTCACCGAAGGACGCAGCCGTATCATTCACGATGGCCGCGCCATGGTCACGGACGTGACGCTGCAGCTGATGGAGAAACGTGATGAAAGTACAGGCTAAGCGCGGCGAACTGGTCACCGATTTACTATTCAAACAGCTCGGCCAAGACGATGATGTGATTGAGGCGGAATTCTACCGGCTTAATCCGCATGTTCGGGCCGATATTTTTCCGCAAGATACCCTCGTGACACTCCCAACCCCCACCCACAAAACCAACATCCAAAAACCAACCCGCAGCTGGGACTAACCATGATTAAACTGATAGGCAAAAACGCCGAGCTGATGCTCGCGCGTTTAAAGGCGTGGCGCTTGGAAGATAGCACCGGCACCGATGGCGACGCGCTCACGCTCACCATTAACTCAGACGACATAGACGGTCTGCCACCCAAGGGCGAAAAGTACCAGGTGTTTATTGCCGATGTGGAACGCGACACGTTTGAGATCAGCAAGCGCTCATTCTCGCTGCATCCGCGTGAAATAAAGTTAGTGCTTACGGTGGCGCCGTTCTCTGTAAAAGACGCCTCCGAATACCGCGCTCGCAAGTCATCCAGTTGGGATAACACCACATTAGCCCAAGTGGTCGCCGACACTGTTACCCCGCACGGCTTTCAGCCTTTTGTGCATCCTGAATTACAAAAAATTGAAATCCAGCATGTTGATCGCACCGACGAGAGCGTTCAGCAGTTCCTCAACCGTCTGGCCAAGAACTACGATGCGATCGCCAAGCCGGTGAACGGGCGCTTTATTTTCGTGCCCAAAGGCAAGGCGAAAAGCGCCACAGGCAAAGACATTGAAACGATTACGCTGTCACTTCCACAAGATAACCGCCCCGAACTGCCTAACTTCGTCAACGTAGGCGGTGATCTGGATGGGCGCAACGAGTTTAACGGTGTGCGCGGGCACTACGTTTCAACCGCTGATTGCTCTCGGCATGAAGTCAGCATTGGCGGCGCGCCGTTCAAAAAACTCGCCAAGGATCAGAACAGCAAAGCCGAGGCCGAACAGGCGATTGCTGCCGAACTGCGCCGTATTAAGCGCGAGGGCAGGAAGCTGAGCATTACCGCACCGGTGAACCCTGCCGCGTTCGCGGAAGGCTTGGTGATGCTGGATGAAACTTTCCCCCGAGCAGTTGCCGGGCTATGCAGCATTGATAGTGTGACCATTTCCGGCCAAGGCCTGCAAGCGACGCGCATGAGTTTAACCGCCACCATGACAGAGGGCGATTCATGATCATCAACCAACAAGCCTTTTTCATGCACACCGTGCGCACCAAAATATCGGATGCGCAAATTAAAAAGCACCTTCGTGATTCACGCGTGCGCCAGCTCAAAGACGAACGCGGCCCCATCTACCTACGCTTCAATAAACACCGCACTGGCGGCACGTGGATATTAATCGAGTACCGAAACGGCAACCAAAAGGCACATCGGATCGGTAAGTGGCCACTGGTGCCTGCCAAGCACATCATGGACATTGCCGCGAAGGCGCGCATGCAGCTAATGGATAGCGAGGCCGCTGAATATGCCAGCTTTGAGACGGTTGATCAGCTGATTAACTGGTACGTTAGTCGCGAACTAAAACTCAACAACTCATCACGTGCGCGACTGCGCAACATCAAGAGCATGGGCGAGCAAAAGCTGTGCTACTTCTTTGATGGCGTACCCATTCAACAAGTTGATCACCAATTGGTAGATAAAACGCTCATTCAACCGCTGTTTAATCAGGGCTACTCAGTGAGTTATGTGCGCGCCAATTTCCAACTATTGAAGTCGGCGTATTCCAAAGCTAAGCGCTTTAAACACATCACGATCAATCCGCTGGCGGATGTGAAGTTTAAAGACTTTTTCGGTGAGACGTTTTCTGTTTCGAGCGCGCAGGTTCGTGGGTGCAGACTACCAACCGACAAAGTGCCTGATCTGCTGCGCAAAGCCAGCGACTTGCCACCCATGCAGCGCATGCTGATCACAATGATGATTTCCCACGGCACACGCATTGGTGAAACTCGCAAAGCAAAGTGGACGCACATCGATTTGCACCGGCGCGTTTGGCACATCCCGATGGAAAACACTAAGAACGGCAAGGCGATTGATTACCCGCTAACGGCAGACATGGTTGAATTGCTGCGCTCATACCAACAATGGATGCATGCGCTAGGCTATAAGAAAGGCCGGTTTTTATTCCCAACCAACAAGCAAGACACCAAGCCGGTACATGCGCAGGTTGCATCAAACTGGATACAGCAAGTATCAGGCAAAGCGTGGTCGTCACATGATATGCGCAAGCGTGCGCGGTCGGTATGGCAGGAACTGGGGATTGATTACATCTTCTGTGAGCTGTTGCTTAACCACTCACGCGACATGCTAGACCAAGCCTACATGCATTCGCACGTGACACTGCAGAAGAAAAACGCGCTAGAAACGTATCACGAGTGGCTAAAATCGTGCTGGTTAAACTTCCTATCACCTGTCTCGATTGAAAACACGATCGCCGCTTAGCCCTTTCCCCGCCTGACCTCGCAGGCTTTCTTATGATAAACCTCAGAGAATGATAATGATGATGGACAATTTTTGCCAAAATGGGCAGATCTCGCCCGATCTTTCGCGTGTGGCGCGCACGTATCCGCATCAACTTAACTTCATCAAGTTGAGCAAGACACAACTCAAAGTGCTTCAATCAATCAGGAATGGTGAACGTGTAACAGCTTGGATGATTTCGGAGCGATGCGAACTGTCGCAATCATTCACAAGCACGCTACTAAAGCGGCTTTATGATAAGTGTTTCTTGAGAAGGCAATCAGTTGTTGCCGATTCGGGAGGAGTGGCTTACGAGTATTTCAAGTGAGTGGATAGCTGCCTGAAAGGCATCAGGCAGCATGTCGAGTTACAAAATATCTTCAAGATTAGTGCGCTTAGGCGACACATCCTTAAGAGCGCCGCTCTTAATTAAGCCTTTCTCCAAATCGTCTATATCTCCGATGCTGTTGACGTAAACAGTAGGCCAAACAGACTGGTTAGACCGATATGTCACAGCGACAACCTCATGAATGCCGCTATCGACGTTAATAAAGTCACCTGTTCGCGGGCAAAAGTCCATATAAAACGGATCTGGGTCTTCATCTATTTTCCCGCCAACTAAGTGCGCGAGAGTGACGTGATAAACCACCGGCTCTGACATATGCGTTCTCCTTGAGGTGAATGGGTCCTTCTGAGGGCTGTATCTCTTCAAACGAGGGCAACCCGCGCGAAATAAAAATTTTTCGGTCTCCTAGGTCATCACCACCAACTTACCAATAAACGTACACGTTGCCTAGCTTTCTTCTATCGCGTTATGCGTAACGCTTATAAGCAAACATTGTTTATTCTCTTTTATTGGCAGAATTATCACTAATGTGCTTAGCTTTGAGATGCGTATAGTCAGCTAGCAACTCAATCGCGTCATATTCGAACGAGTCTGGTTGCAAATGATCTAAAACGAGTAGTAGAGAGTTCGAGATTTTTTCAAGAGCGTCTTTAGCATTTTCCATTGCGATAACACCTATTGCCAACTTTATTAATTATGTAATTGTTTATCGTTGGTATCTTATGGCGTTAAACAGTGAGGATATAGAGGCAAAGTGCCTCGCTCAAATCTTGAACTATGATCGCTGTTGCATAAAACAAACAAAGCCGACCATTACCTCCGACATATCCGGCGGTTCGTGGCTGAATCGGATCGCGCAGCGGTGATTTACAGAGGTACGAGTCTGTACTTTGTGAATCGCGCGGTCACCGGAAAAGTTGGCGATAATGTTCTCGCATTCAAAAGAGAGCATCCACAGCTCGCGAAACACTATGCACACCAAGTCAGACAAATACTGTCTAACCAGTCAATAATAGAAACACTTGATTACATTTCCGAGACTGAGCAAGCGCAGGCTGCAATTTATCGAATGCAAAAGCGTCCGATCTACTTTGAAGGCAAAGTAATCGGTGTTGTGTTCGAAGGTATGCAGCTAAAAAAAGCTGAGCTTGCTCTCTACCAAGCTTTGAATATTGCCACCGCGAAAGAAATCGTTGATGTGCATTTCACGCAAGCGGAAGCAGTTGTTCTAGTCGCACTAAAATCAGGTTATAACGCCCGACAAGCCAGTAATATGCTTAACGTAACGCACAAAGCGGTTCGATCGAGAATAGAGCGAGTGATGGCAAAGCTGAACGTAAAAAATAGAGACGAGCTACTAGAAGCCGCGCGTCATCCAAAAGCGATCACAGCCATTACCACAGCGCTGATCAATGAGAGCTTCTCAATACAAATCGGTTAAAGCGCGTTAAACATCATGTAGCGCAATAAATTTTCTTTAAGTGTTTGTTTATATTAATAATAGAGAAGCGTTAGTAGGTAAGGAGTAACGCAATTCGCTTGAATGTAATTAACGCTAGTAACGCAAAAAATTAGAAGCCAAAGAGCCGATCAAAACATAAAAAAAGTGCGTTACGCTCAAACGAGTAACGCACTTAATGAAGAAATAACGCACAACGCTAACAGTAACGCACTTTTATAAGTTGCTGTTAATTAGTCATAATTATGTCACGTTCACACATATCGCAGTTTATGCATTTATCCGTGATGAGTAATGCCATACTATTTTCCTGATGGATTACGCGTATCTTGGCCTGATTTTAGGTTACGCATCAGTAGTGCGTATTCCAAGTCCATATCTTCTGGCACAGGAATAAACACAAAGTGGCCATTGCCTTTGGCATCGTCGATAGACTCTGATTTGCGGTTTTCCATGACTTCAAGAGTGAAGTGTACGTTACCCTTCGGCGTCATGAGCTCAAGGCTATCACCTAAAACAAACTTGTTCTTCACGGCAACTTCCGCTAAATCGCCACGGCGTTTACCGGTAAATTCACCAACAAATTGCTGTTGGTCAGAGACCGAATAGCCGTAATCATAGTTTTGGTAGCTATCGTGTGTATGGCGACGTAAGAAGCCTTCGGTATAACCGCGGTGCGCGAGGTTTTCCAGTGTGCTCATGAGGCTTTCATCGAAAGGCTTACCGGCAACAGCATCATCAATCGCCTGACGATAAACTTGGGCTGTTCGAGCACAGTAGTAGAAGGACTTCGTTCGACCTTCGATTTTCAGCGAGTGAACACCCATTTGGGTCAAGCGTTCAACGTGCTGAATGGCACGGAGGTCTTTTGAGTTCATAATGTAAGTGCCGTGCTCATCTTCATAGGCGGCCATTAATTCACCGGGGCGACGGCCTTCTTCAAGCAAAACGACATCGTCGACAGGCTGGCCTTCACCCAATGTTGGTGTGACTTCCTGTACTTGTACCACTTGGCCTGCATCGTCTTCTTTGGCTTCGTGAACCTTATAGTCCCAGCGGCACGCATTGGTGCAGGTGCCTTGGTTAGGGTCGCGCTTATTGATGTAGCCGGAGAGCAGACAACGACCCGAGTAAGCCATACACAGTGCGCCGTGCACAAACACTTCAAGCTCCATCTCTGGGCATTGTTTGCGGATCTCTTCGATCTCTTCAAGCGACAGCTCACGTGAAAGGATCACGCGTTCAACGCCTTGTGAATACCAGAACTTCACCGTCGCCCAGTTCACCGCGTTGGCTTGTACCGACAAGTGAATTGCCATATCGGGGAAATGCTCACGCACCATCATGATAAGGCCTGGATCTGACATGATCAGCGCATCAGGACCCATATCGATGATAGGTTGCAAATCGCGGATAAAGGTTTTCAGCTTGGCGTTGTGCGGTTGAATGTTACAGACCACATAGAACTTTTTGCCCTGTGCGTGGGCTTCATCGATCCCGATTTTCAAGTTCTCGTGGTTAAATTCGTTATTGCGCACACGTAAGCTGTAACGCGGTTGTCCGGCGTAAACGGCATCAGCCCCATAGGCGAATGCGTAGCGCATGTTTTTAAGGCTACCGGCGGGTGAGAGTAGTTCTGGAGTAAACAT